CTTGGACACCAGCACCTTGTGGTCCTTGAATACCTTGTGGTCCAGTTAACCCAGTGGCTCCTTGGACACCAGCACCTTGTGGTCCTTGAATACCTTGTGGTCCTTGAATACCTTGTGGTCCAATTAACCCAGTGGCTCCTTGGACACCAGCACCTTGCGGTCCTTGAATACCTTGCGGTCCTTGAATACCAGTTGCCCCTTGAACACCAGCACCTTGTGGTCCTTGAATACCTTGTGGTCCTTGTATACCAGTTGACCCTTGAACACCAGAACCTTGTGGCCCTTGAATACCTTGATCTCCTTGGTTACCTTGTGGTCCTTGTATACCAGTTGATCCTTGAACACCAATTGAACCTTGTGGTCCTTGAATACCAGTTGCACCTTGAACTCCAGCACCAGTTGCACCTTGTGATCCTTGTGGTCCTTGAATACCTGTTGCCCCTTGGACGCCAGCTCCTTGGCTACCTTGTGGTCCAGTTGGTCCAATATTACCAGTGACAACAAATGATACTAATATATCCTCATCCATAATAAACGGATTAGGTTCTGTGTATGACAGTGGAACAATACTTAAATTCCAATATCCTGTATTATCAACTAATGATGATATTTGAAATAATAAAAATTCATTTGAATCTGCTTTGGCTGATATTCTAACATGCCCTTTAGGTATACCTGTAGATGATTGTATTGTTGCTAAAAATGCAGATATATCAATACCAGCTACACCTTCATCATTTATAGTCATTTCTACTGAATCCTTTTGGTCACCTGTATTGTTATTTTTATCTAAGCTTACATAAGTTGCCCCAGGATTAATTGTCATATCAACAGAAGTGTTAAATTCATAATCAAATGTAGCACCTCCAAAAGTACCATCAGCACCAGTAGCCCCAATTTCTCCTTGTGGACCTTGAATACCAGTTGCACCAGACCCTTGTGCACCCTGTGGTCCTTGTGGGCCAGCAAATGGGCTTGTTGCACCAACTGCTCCTTGTGGCCCAGTTAAACCAGTAGCTCCTATTTCTCCTTGAACACCAGTTGCACCTTGAAGTCCTTGTGGTCCAGTTGGTCCTTGAATACCGGTTGCACCAGATCCTTGTACACCAATTGCACCCTGCGGTCCTTGAATACCAGTCGCCCCAGTATCACCACTTAAACCTGCAGCAGCTGCTGTTACATTTACCCAATTTGTACCGTCATATTGTAAAAACTCATTAGTAACAGCACTGCTTGCAGCAACGTTGCCTAAATCATTAATGTCTGGGCTATTATTATTAAGAGTTGCTAAATCAACATTTGTAGAATCAAAATTATATGAAACTGTTTTTGTTGTATTATCATAATTTGTACCTAATGCTTCTCCTAGTGAAGAATCTGTGTTAGTAGCAATCAGACCTCTAAAATCTAATGTAGTACCAGTCATACCATCAAATACATTAATAGCACTACCATCAGTACTAATATTATTTCCTTGATTTATTTCTCCACCGGCAGATGTATTAATAAGCTTAATTGCATTTACTGTAGAATCATACTGCAGCTGAACGCCTGCACCAGCAATTAATCTAAATGTATCGTTAGATGTAATAGATGTTAGTGTAAAATCATCACCAGCCTGTAAGCTTGGTGTAGCACCTGTATAATTTACAACTATTTTTCCATAACTAGGGGCAGCTCCTACAGTTAGATCACCAGTTCCAATTCCACCAACTAAATCCCATTCATCAGTTAGAAAAACTCCTTGTGTAGTTCTTTTGTTTGCTCTCCACCAGGCAAGTGCCTCAGATACAATACTAGTTCCACCAGTTACATCTGTTACTTCTACTGGGTGGTATACAACATGTCCTTCCTCATAAGCCCGGTTATCAACCCATGGGTTAGCTACTGCTTTAAAGTTTTCATCTACTTCTGAGTTAAAAAGCTCCCTTTTAACTTCATCTCTATAGATAATATATTCTTTCAGATTGAATGCCATTTAATCTTATCTTTTTTTATTTATTCAGGTGGTTCATTAATAATAGTAGCATCATTATAAGGAAATTTATCTTCTTTATTTCTTGATGTAAATACTTGCTTTAATTGATTTAAATACCATGTACCTTGAGACCATCCTGGTACAGCATAACATGGCGAATAAATTCCTGTAGTATATATTCTGTAAAGCTGTAACCAATATTTTCTATAATCCTCAACTGCTCTATTAACAAATTCAACTTGTCTATTAACTAATACAGATCTCTGTGAATTTCTCTGAATGTCAAAAGCAGATCCTTGTGTAAGTTTAAAATTACCTGTTAAATCTTCTGCTCTATATTCTGTAATAAATTCATATAAATCACTTGCACCTAAAAATAATTCAATAGATACTAGATCCCCAACAAAGCAATCATCAAAAGGTACATAATTACTCTGGTAGAATAATTCCATTTCTTCAATGTTATTAAAATCTGTGAATTCAGTTTTACTATTACCTTTGTCATAAAATCCTACGCGAATCTTTGACACTGCAATTTTGTACTTTTTTAAATAAACAAAAAAGTCTAAAGATAGTTTAAATGTTAATGCTTCAATGACCAAGAGGCTATACTATTTTTTGTATATATTCAGCTCTTTATTGTTCGGTAGTCATTTAATAGGTTCAAAATTTTACCGTGTGTCACATTACATTCATTAAAAATTTGAAGGTGTTTAGTATCTCTATAATCTTGCATCCAATAAACATGCTTAAATCCTGCATTAACCAGGATTTTAGTACACATTTTACATGGTGATAAAGTTAAGAGTATTATATAATTTTGTGGATCGTATTCTTGAAACTTAGCAATCATATTTACTTCAGCGTGAATAAATCCACTTTCTCCTGGCTTTAAAGAATCTTCTTCAGTTCCAGTATCACTGTTAGTTTCAGCTCCACTGTAAGAGCCATTATATCCAAAGCTTGCTATTTTACTAAAGTCTTTTTTTAAGGCCATACAACCAACCTTAGTAGTAGAAGAATTTGAAAGATCTCTAATACTTAATAAAATATTAGTGAATGCTTTTAGTTTTATTTGAAGTCGCTGAAGTTTGGAATCCATTTTTGTTTAATTAAAGTAGCTTTCATTTTTACCTCAGGTAAATCTTTATTAAGACTGTTTGCAATTCTTATGTTTTCTTTATCGTCATCAAAGAATTGAAAATTTCTAAAACCCATTTGTACAAATTTCATAAAGGCGTCCTTTTTCTTTTGTGCAGTAGAGCCAGTGAATCCTAAAGAAGGATCATTGATTGCAAAGATAAAATCTGGATTAACATCAACACCGTTATGCATCAGAAAATCATAGATAAGTTTTGAATCATCTCTCGCAGTAATAATACCTACAGCGGTACCTTTTGCAATTGTTCTTTTGAGTATTCTAAAAACCCAATCAATTATTTTACCAGCTTTAAGAATTTCTAAATCTCTAAAGTCATTAAAATCAAACTCATCATGAGGCTTAGTTTTAAATGTATTAAATTCTTGTGGAGTAAGATCAATCTCGTATCCTGTTTTTGGATTAAATACTTTGATTTTACTTTTGGTTACAATCAAAGTATCGTCAACATCAAAAACAGTTATATCTTTCCCCCACTTTCTATACTTTTCAAATAATTCCATACAATATATATTAGTCAATTCCTTTTGCCTCACCACAGGTGAGATATGAAATGGATACATTAACAATTCCTCCCATTCTCATATATATGTTTTACAACTGGAAACCTCAGTGAATATCCACCATTCTGATTTTGACTTTCTTCAAAATATTGAATAGTTACAGTTTTACCTATTAGCTCATTATGATTGTTTAAGTAATGTTCTCTTTGTTCTTTTGAGAATCCAGATCCTACACTTACTTTATTACCTTTATGTTCAATTATGATATTACTTAAACCTTCTTTTTCTATTTGTTTTCCATTTTCAGTCCATCTCATAGCTCCGTTAACACATTCTAATACTGTGTATTCAGCATCATGGAATTTTTTAACCTTTAGAAGATTGTGGCTTCTCTTACCCTCATACCCAGTATTCTTCCTAACCATGATTCCTTCAAACCCAGCATCCTCGGCTTCTTTAGCCATTTCAGTAAATTGTTCTTCTGTAGTCAGTTGAACTTGTGGTAAGAATTCTAACATATCTGAGTTAATATTTTCTGGAAGAATATCATATCCATTACGAAGTCTTTCGGTAAGCAGTGTAGTTCCAATCTTATCATCAAATTCATCTAAGGTTAAAAAATCAAATACAAAGAATTTAGGATTTTCAATTTGATGATTTTTCTTTCGGATCTGTTTCATGATTCCTTGGAAGTCTTCATTACCATCTTTATCCACCATACAGATTTCTCCATCTAAAATAAAGTCTCCACCTATCTTAGAAATTTCATCGGCAAGTTTACCTAGAGTTTCAAATTCTTTACCGTTTCTTGAAAAGAAGGTAACTGTATTCATTTCCTTGCGGCAGATACAGCGGACACCATCTAATTTTCTTGATCCGTACCATTCTCCACTTTGAAAATTTACCCTCTTTGGATTATATGCATTTGCTAAAGCCACTTTAAATGTAGGAATTAAATCTGGGTGGATTGCTTTATTAATGGAAGTAGTTCCACAGCCCATATTTAAATCTCGGTTAAGAATAGAATAAATGATAGTCTCCCATTGTGGCCATTCTTGAACAAATCTATTTACATTTGCAATAGCAGTATGACCTGTACATACCCGGTTTCTTAAATCATCTAATAATGTAAAAATACTTCCGTATGTATTTCGGTGACCTAGTAAATCAGAATTCTTTTTGCAATTCTTAGGAGTTACATTATATTTAAAATAAGGATTGTAAGTATAGAAGAAAACTTTCTGTAAGAATTCTCTATCAGAATTTTCATCAGAGTTATCAGCATACTTTTTAAGAGTGGCAATTTTATGATTTCCTGAAGAGGAAGATTGCATTTCCTCCAAGAAGGATTGTAAATAGGTAATGTTTGTGTATTCAGTCATATTCCGTTTATTTAATTATATTATAAATATAATAAAAATAATTGGGAATTGAAAATTTTGAAGCAGTTATTTTCAAAAAGTTATTAACAATTTTTTAGAAGGTCTTGTATTTCTTTTAACTTACCGCATTTTTCAAAATCTTCCTTTTCTTCAAAATGCTGAATAATTTTATCTAAACTACTTACTCTCTGAATGGCAGTAGAATCATCATACTGTAATACTTGGTTAGGGAACATTATAATTACATTGTAGCATAGATTCATATATTGATCCCAGCTTTGGTTTTCTAATCTATCTAATAATGACCTCATAAATTCTTCTTCACTATTTTCCATTTTCTATATCTTTCATTTTTCTTATAAGGTCTTCTTGGCTTTCTGTTAATTCCTTAGGCAAATCAACTAATATATTTATAAGTAAATCTCCGTGCATATTAGTATTTCCATAATAAGGAAATCCTTTTCCTTTTATTCTAAGCATAGTTCCATTCTTAACACATTTAGGAATGTTATAAGTTATTGTTTTGTCAAATAATTTAACTTCACCTTTACCGCCTAAAAGTGCATCATATAAACTAACATGCTTTATTGTATGTAAACCCTTTTCATCTAAATAAAAATTAGGATCTTCTTTTATTAATATGGTTAAAATAAGATCACCATTTTGGTCCTCAGTCATTCCTCTTTGACCTAATCCCTTTAACCGCATTCTTTGTCCTGGTTTAATCCCTGGTTTAATATCAACATTTATAGTTTTTACGCCTAACCTAATTTCCTTAACACACCCATAATATGCATCATTTAAATCAACATAAACCTGCGCAGTAATATTACTGCCTTTGGTATTGAACCCACTCCGCCCTGTAAAACCACCAAAACCACCACCGCCTGCATTTTTTATAAAATCTTCAAAGAAAGCATCATTAAACCCACCTCCACTAAATGGGTTAGCTGAACCGTAGTCATATTGAGATTTCTTTTTAGGATCACTTAATGTTTCGTAGGCATCTGCTACCTCTTTAAACTTCTCTTCATTACCAGATGATTTATCTGGGTGATATTCTTTTGCAAGTTTTCGATAAGCTTTTTTTATCTCACCTTCAGTAGAGTTTTTATTTACACCTAATGATTTATACGGATCTTTCATTTCCAAAATAATTGTATACCTATAAGACTACAGGCAATGCACAATGATACTATTGTTTTTGTAGTGATTCCTTCCCCAAGAAAAAACCAAGTTAAAAAAGTAAATGATATAATACCAGAGCCGAATCCAATAAACCGCCCTGGCCACAAAAGCCCATCATAATATTCTACCATAAACTTAGTAGCATAAATCAATACATAACTTATTGATGTTCCAAATATAACGGAAATTAAAAAAGGATTCTTTTTAAACCAAGGCCACACAAATTGACCATTCGTCTGAAACCAAATTGCTGCTTGCCCTACAAAGAATAGCAAAAATGCTACAATTAACTTATTCATTTATATAATATTTATAACCCATCCTAACCATGTGGTCCATGTGGGATTCCATTTGCTTTGCTGTTATCCATACAGAAGGTTCTGGTTTTACAATACCGTCTTCTCTTTTATCAAACGCTTTATTTAAAAACCATTTCTCTTTTTTACTTTCCCACCAAAACCACACCTTCTGCCATGACCTAGGTTTTTTCATATAAACTTTATTGCCTTTATTCATGTGGGCAATAAATTGTTTATATGTAATATCTTTATCAGCCATTATCTAAGACCTAGTAGATTATTAGGTTTATCTATTTTAGATTCCTTGATAGTAAGCTTGTTAATTCTTTCTTCTAAAATAAACCTCTTTTCTTCTAATTTATTTGACTTTTCTAATTGGTCTGCAATTTTTTCAAGTACCTTTGTTAATTTTGGTAAATCACTTTCGTAATATTTACGGCCCATGCTTGTTCTATGAAACTCTGACATAATAAGTTGTTTATTTTTATATGTAAAATCGCGAGTTTGTTTTATGAATATATAATTAAAATAACAACATTATGAAAAAGGTACCCTTATTTGAAGATTTTGTTCCTGTTGGGTTCGGTGCAAGTAATGCCGCTAATTTTGGTTTAGGTGGAGGATACAAAAACACCGGGTATAGTATGGATGCTATCGTTGGACCAGTTGAACAATGTTCAAACCACGTGGCAGAGCAAGCAAACAGTTACGAATCAAATGATAACGCTGAACATACAGCAGAAGCATATATTAAAGAAGCCAAGAAACATATTAATGATAAGATAGACGAAGCATGCGAAAACTATTCAGCTGGAGCCATGGATGAAGCAACGGTTAATGAAGGAACTGATATTAGTTCTTGGAACCAAGCCGGTATTAAAGGTAATGCTAATGCACAGATAACTACCTTCTTTGGGCCTAAGGATATTGAAGATTTTGGTTTAGGAAGAAAATGTATGCAAATAAACATAGGAAGAAATTATGTTCAATTAAATCCTGCTGATATTGTGGAATTAAAGGATCTTCTTAAAAACTATAAA